ATATGCATCAGCGTTGATTTCTTTCCATTTGCGCTCGAAGGCCTCGCGAATGCGCTCTTCTGGTCCGCCAGGGATCGAGATCTTCCGCTTCTGGCTCATCGCCAGCTTGATGGGCTGATCTACGATCTTGCCGCCCAGTGGGTGGCTCACGTAGATTGTCTTACAGAGCTGATAGCTCGGCTCCGAACCCGGCAAGATGTCGTCCGCCATAAGCAGATCGGACAGGCTCGAAGAAAGTCGCGAGCCGGTGATTTCGATTTCTGCCATGGAAGATAATTGTCAAAGGCCGTCGCTATCTCCGAGGCCAATTGCTATGCCGTAGACGCCTGTGTCGTACAGGTCATCTGCTTGGTTGGGGATGCCGAGCCGATATCCGAAGAATTGGCTCAGGAAATGGTTTTGCGAGCGGCCTTTGTATTCAACGATCTTGTTGTAGGCGTGCTCGCTGATTTTCACTTCGCCACGATAGACAAAGTCGGAGACGCCAGTGCCTCGCGCGTCCTTGCTCATCGACGTCAATTTGCTGTCGATTGCTTGAGCCGGCCAACCACTGCGCATTGCGCGCTGAAGCAGGGTGATACCGCTGCCTTTGTCCTCAACGAAGCTACCGGCGCTGCCCATGCGCGCGCCGCAAAGCCGAGCCAGTTCCTCAACGCGATTCATGACGTTCGGGAACCATTCGGCGATCAGATCAGATTCGATCTGCGTGATATCCCAATCGAGAATGATCAGTTTGTGCCCGATATGGCGGTTGCGTGCGAAATAGGTAACTCCCGTGCCATCGTTCTTATCTCCTGCCTTGAGGGCAGAGTCCATGACGGCAAAGACGTAATCGCAGCGCTGCGGCCACGGGATCGGTGCCCCGTCGACCAGCATGTTTTCGACCTTGAACAGCGTTCCTTCAAGCGGTCGTGGTAACTGCTGATAGAGCGATGCCCATGTGCGGACATTACTCTCGAATTGCGCCCAGTGCTTTTCGCTGAACCATTGCGGCCAGAGATATTCACCAATCTTCCGGCCAAGCGGATCATTTTGGACTTCACATCGGGCCTGCAGGCAAACGACTTCCCAAACATTCCCGTCGCGACAAAGAATCGGGCCTGATTCTCCCTTCCAATCTTCCGGAAGGATGCGGCCGGCTAGATCGTCTTCATGCCAGCGCGTCTGGATAATGACGACCCAGCCGCCAGGAATCAGACGGGTCTTCAGGTCGTCGTTATACGCATCCCAAGTCTTGTCTCGGATCGTCGGCGAATCGGCTTGCTCGCGACCTTTCACCGGGTCATCGATGATGATGCCGTTGGCACGATTGCCTGTGACACCGCCGAGAATCCCGGTTGCAATGTATTCGCTACCATTCGTCAGCGAGAACTCCTGCGCCGCCGATGATTCGGTCGTCAGTTCGCAGCCGAAAATTCCCTTAAACCGCTGCTGCTTGATGATCGACCGTGTGCGGCGACCCATCTTGCGCGCCAAGTCATCGCCGTAACTAGCCAGAATGACCTTGCGATTCTTCTCCGCGCCGAGATATCGGGACGGGAACACGACCGAGGCATATGTGCTTTTAGCCGAGCCAGGCGGCATGAAGAACATGGCCCGCCCGTGTGGCGTTTTACTGATCCGCTCCATCGTCTCAAGAATGAGGCGATGATGCTGCGCCATCGTCGTTTCGATCGGCTCGAAGAACTCCGCATCCGGATCTTCACCGGCAGGCTTGCCCGGTATTTCGATGGCTTGGGCATAAGAGAGGACATCCTCTCTAGCTCTGCGGCGAATCCACAGTTCTTGCGCCGCTTGCTCCAATGTAGGCGGCGAGTTCGTCATCCGTCATTTCCTGGGCGCTCTTGGCTGGAATCAGTGGGGTGCCATCCTTGCCGGTCATCTCTCGACGGTTGGTAAATGAGCCGCCCGATTCCTTGGCTGCCTGTTCGATGAGTTGCGCCGCCAGAGCAACGTTCCCCTGGTTCTGTACGCGCTCATACATCCGGTTCAGCGCGCGAAGGCGGAATGCCTGGCTGGCAATGGGGATAGTCGAAACGTCTTCGAGAAACTTTTTGCGCGTCTCGGCAAACACCGTGCGCCATTTCTCGCTCAAATCCCGCCCGACGACGCGTTCAGGGTTGTACAAAGAAACTTGCTGCTTCGTGACTTCAATCCCGAACTCGTCCTTTACTTGGCGAGCAACATCGGTCGGAGAGTCAAAGCAGGCAAGGGCGCGCACGATGAACGCCTTAACGTCATCTTTTAGCGCTGCCATAATGTGAAATTCGGTAAAGGTATCGTAAAGGTCTTATGCAGCTTCGCCGCTGCCACGATACATATGGAACTCTTCGAGTCGGCCATTCACCAATTGCACGAACTTGTGCGAACCGTAGACCTGATCCAACTCAGATTTCGTGAGTGCAATGGTCGAATACCAGCTCTCGGTTTCATGGTCGTACGAAGCAGGATGGAAGGCGCGCATTTGCGGAATCTCGAACACGAAACCATGGAGGTTTTCGTTGTTTTCCGGGCCGCGTACCCTGAATACATAGCATTGATGTTCGGACGTCATGCCGAAATTTACTGGCTCACCCCAATCCTGTGTATCCATGCTGATCCCCTGTGATCAGTTAAGCTGCTCGCAACAGGCACGTCCCGCAAGCATGTGCGATGTCAATCTGGCCGATCTCGGGAACGCGCCTTGACGCCTCGATAAGCTTGGCCGTTTCGCCCGCACCGATACCGTACCTGCGGACGATGCCGACGAACTCTTCCACGTCGTGCGATCGAATGCCGAGCTTCGGCAATCCGTCTTTGGTGAATGCTGGCGCGCCAAACTCGTCGGCCTTCTGCGCTATGTGATATAGCTCGTGCTCAATGAGCGCGCACCATTCGATGTCTGAGCACTCGGCCGCATACATCGCGTCAAGCGTGATGAGATATGTTGGGACCCGCCCGAACCATTCTTCCATCTGCTGCTCTTGCCGGCCTTTCTGCCAAGCGCTGGCCCGAAACGTCATTTCCTCGCACTGGCCGACGATGCGGCGCATCTGCTTGCTGTTTTCCTGCGCCGCCCACAGAAACTCGACATCGGCGTCTTTGAGATGGAAGTGATCGGCGTTATAGAGAGGCGAATGCTCGCTCAACAAGGTCTGATGCACCCATTCCGCGACGCCATCGGCAGGTACAAATCGACGAAACCAGTTCTCTGCGGCAAACAGCGATTCAGGCGGGCGGGGGCGCTGCGCGAAAGGTTCTTTCTCAGAATCTGCTTTCTTGCGTGCCATGCTGCGCCTTTCCTTGTGCCGCAAGTGATTCGAGCGCATCAATCACCTTATCAACACCAACGTATTGGACCGCCTTGAACATTGATCGCTGAACGATCAGCATTTTGTCCGTGGTCTTCTTCCATGCTGAGGGGCCTTCTGTGTTCAGACCGGAGGCATCCGCGTCATATTGCGCAATGACATCGATCTCAAGCGCGTCGAGTTGTTCGCGCGAAAGCGCGCTAGCAATGACTTCGAACACGAAATTTTCGGGCCCGTACTCTCGGATCGCAACCTGAAATCCGCGCATGCTCCCTTGACGCGCATCTGCCAAGTGCGACTGCCAACGATGCAGCGGATTTACTTGTGTGGTCTTCCCGATGTACACCCGGCCAGTTGGGACGCAGGTGACGCGATAGATGACACCGACACTCTTTCGCATAGAGCGCAATTCGCGCCCATTACGATCGTATTGACGTTCAATTTTCATCCGAGCATCTCCTTAGCAAGAAGGAGAACCCGGATGTACTCGACCGCCCACTGCGGAAGCGGAGAATGACCTTGCATCCACCGACTAACCGTTGTGGCATCAACACCAGTGCGCCGCGCAAACTCAGCTTGACTCATGCCGAGTCGCGAAAGAGCGTCTTTGAATTTTTCAGGTTTCATGATGACATATTAGCACGGCGCAGATACTTAGCGCTGTCAACGTCAACATTTTGCCGATTTCAATTCACACGCCAAACCGGGATGGCGCCACCCGCAGTGTTCTGCCCATTCGGGTAAGCCGCGGCGTGTGCTGGCAGGTTGGTAGCGTCCCACACGGGAATTGCACCACCATTCATGCCTTGGTCGTTCGGAAATGGTCCATTGCCTGTCGGCGCACTCACGACACGCACAGGTATTGCTCCTGCGGCTTTCGACTGATCGCTTGGCCATGGGCCAGAGCCCGGCTGCGCGACGAATACGACCGGAATTGCGCCGGCTGCCTTGCTTTGCGTATTCGGCCAAGGACCCGATCCAGGCTGAGACACGATATACACTGGAATCGCGCCTGCAGCGTTGTTCTGATTACTGGAATAGGTCATAGCTTACGAATAAGTGCCGGTCACCCGGCTTGCAGCGTTGCGCTGCGTGCGCCCCGTGACGCCTGAGCAGGCGGGGCGGCGAAGTCGTTTAATGATGCGGTAGGGCAGTAAGGAGTGATTTCACGTACTGCGTCCGAACCGTGATCTCGTCGCCGTCTTGCTTGATCGTGATGAATTCCGGCTTGCCGGTTGCCATCCACGATTGAAGCTGGCGTTCGGCCTCGGGATCTGAGAGCATGGCGCGGAGGCGGTCGGAGAAGGCGATTTTCATGCCGCTTCCTCGAACATTTCCGGCACCACGAAGTTACGCG